CAAAGGTGGAAGCGTCTATAGTACCTAAAATAGACATTAGTTTCTCTAATAATTTTTTCCTATAAGTTATTTATAAGAATTACTCTCTAGTTGCTAGTGCAGACTTAACTGTCTCCAATAGCTTGTCATCCATGTCTGTCTTAGTAAGTTTAACTGCCTTACCTAAGATGATTAGACATAAGTCGATAAGTTTCTCTCCCAACTCAGAATCGTCTGGGATTTTGTTTACTGCATCAGATACAATTTTAGATGCGAAAGGTAGTAGGAATGATAACATGATTAAAATTCAAACGGTACATTATATAGGCTGTTTACCTTGCATTTGTTGGTCATGATCCTTAGTAAACTGAATCATTCTTGCTTTCACTCTGTCTGTTGACTCTTTCATTCTCTTTGCTTTTGCTGCATCATAGAATTTTTTATTTTGTGCAATAGCTTTCACTGCACCTTCTCTATCGCCTGCAACTGCTTTCTTTCCTCTCTTGACTTCTGCCGCCTTTGCTGCAGCAGTTAACTTATCAGCAGAGATTTCTGTGATATGCTCCACTTCTTCTCCTACGTTTGCTTCATCAGGGGTAGTATCAACTCCACCTTCTCCCTGTGGTTTCTTTGCACGTTTAGCACGCAATGCATCGTGTGCTGCTTCACGCATCTTAATTACTTTGCTCCTGACCTTACGACGATTCAATAGGTATCTGTCAGACTTATCATGGTCACCATCGTTGTCAATGTCCTTGTCTTCCTTACCTACTGGGTCAAGTTTCTTTTCGTCTAGTTTAGTTTCTTTCATGAGGTCTTCCTTCTTAGGGTTAATAATAACGTTTCCTTTCTTCTTAGTTGTAAGAAAGGATTTCTCACCTGGATTAGAGGGTTTCATTTAGTCTACCTCTCTCATTTTTTCCAACTCTGCATCGGTGAATAATCCCGACTTAGACAATTTATTTATAAAGTCAGAAGGTTTTTGGTCTTCTTTGACACAATTAGGGACTTGTTTTCCACCCTTCATCTTAGTGCCCTTTGCTTTGTAACCTTTCCAACATGTAGATGCACCAACGTTTTTACGTGCCTGCTTGAGTCCTTCTAACATGAGTTGATGTACATCATCAATGTCTACACCTACTACACTCTCCTTAGCAGTTACACCTAAATCGCCTGCCTCTTTTGCTGTCTTCTCTCCTTTCTTTCCGACAACAATGTAACGACCATCAGCCTTACGTCCTGTGATGAGCATGGAGTTTCCTCCTGAGGATACGACACGACCTATGTTACGGTCATCCTTATGCTCTGCTTTCTTTTTCTTGACAGTTTCTCTGTCTACGTCGAAGCCTGCATATCCTTCTACCACTGGCTCGAATGTGTCAAGGACTTCCATGACTTTCATTACACCATCGTGGAGACGCTTAGTCTCAGGAAGTTTATCTTCCTCAACCGCCTTAAGAATATATGACTGCTCAGTTGGACTATAGTCCATCAAAGCTGCAGACACTAACATTTCTAGTTTCATTTTTATAACACCTGATTGGTCTTACTGTTTTTATTTAGTCTTAGCAGAGTTTCTAATACGTTGTTGAAAATCTGTAAAACTGACTACAGATTGTCCTGGAGTCATTGCTTGTAATGCCATTCTATAGTTGTCTGTACCTGCCTTCCAGTCATTACCACTGCCATCATCAGCAGAATAATTGTGTTGGAGTTTGGTGGTATCAGCAGCACGAGCCCATGCAGCACGTGGGTCTTCCACTTCAGTTATATTCTTTAACCATACCTTTTCCTCATTGCCATCTGGCATTTGGAATACGACATGATTAGTGCCACGATGCACAACCTTTCCGATTAGTCCAGTGTCATCGTGCTCTACTATAGCACCTACCTTAAAGATATGGTTTAGCATATAGAAATCTCTAAACGAATCTGCATCTAACTTAGGTGCATACTCCCAGAGTGTCAACTCTTTGATTGACTTCTTGGTCTTCTCCTTCTTAGGTGGTGGAGTCATTCCAGTCTTCACATCTGCCATCATCTGTTTGGAATGCTTTGTGGAGACACCCTTAGGCATGCCTGCATGGAATGAGGCATGGTCATCACCACTAGCATGCTTACGCATTCCAGATGCTGACAACTTTTCTATAGGGTCATCACTATTAGGGTCTCTTGCCCCTGCTGATTTGATATTGATAGTCTTAAAGTTATAATGCACTCCATTATATTTGTTAGTCAACTTCTCAAACTCTTTTACTCTATCGTCTCCTACCACCATTGTTAAATGCTCATGACCTTCATCATGTAGGTCACGCATTATATCAAATATATTTCTATGTGCTTCATTGTTTTGAATCTTGTCCTTGTGTGAGGGAAATAACTTCCTCATGTGGTCTACTTTTTGTTGTGCGGATAACGGATTCTTTTTGTGATCCTGACTACGGGATGGGTAGATTCTATAGTTTCCCGAGTCCCCTCCGTGCGACTTGACAGCATCAAGTAACTTGCCATGGCCAGCGTGAGGAGGATTAAAGCGACCAAAAGTAATAGCAACATGCTTGTCCTCTAGGTTACCAGAAGTCTTCTGACCTTTTTGACTTGTCGTGGGTTTCTTAGGTTTGTTTTGTTGAGACGCACTCTTGGTTGCCTCAGTTATAAATTCTAAAAAATTCATTTACCCCAATCTTTTGCGACGGTGAAGTTTGCTCTAGAAAATTCTAATCTATCGACCAGTTTAAGTGCATTGCCATCTTTAATAGCAACGAAACCTTCTGGACTGGTTACCTTGTAACCATTTTCATCTTCTAAGAAAGTGCCGACACCTTCTATCTTCTTCAGTTTATTTATGATTTGCTCTTTAGCAGTCATAAGGTCTTTGAAACCGCTAAGTGCGGAATACATAACAGACTTATTACTATTTAGATAAGCAAGAGCCTTATCAGCTCTATCAGACCAGTCTTTCTGTGCCTTAGCAGTCTTTTTCTTAGCAATTTCTGCCTTAAAACGTGCATCTACAAAGGAAATATACCCCTTTGCCATAGAAGTTGAGTTGTTTGGTATCTTTCCTGAGCGTATTACTTGGTTGAAATACATTTTAAACAATGCGTTGTAAGCAAAAGACCCTGTCTCCTTGTTGATAGTGCTAAGAAACTTACGTCCACCACTGAGGTTACGTTTAGCAGATGCTATGGTTAAGTTTATCTTAGACAACTCTGCAGGAGATAGGTTTGCCATACCATTTACATTAGTAAACTCTGAGGAGAATACTGCCACACTGTCTACACCTTGTAATGGTTTGACATTGACACCAAACCCTGCTGACATTGCACCTATACTTGACCCACTGTATTTTGTATGAAATACAATTCCTATTTCACTCTTCGCTATCTTCCTACCCATCTCAGAGTCTACTTCGACACAGTATGTGATAGTATTTGGTTTAAAAACATAACACCTCTTTCCATTCATAGAAGCAATCTTAGGTCTCTGCTCATACAAAAGGTCTCCCTGTATGACACCATCAATAGGTAGTCTCATCAAATGTTTTAGACACTTCTTAAGTATCTTATTAAGTCCACTGTCAGGGTAGTGCTCGTCTATGAAACCATCAGTGTAACAAATCTTAGGTGTAGACTTATTGAATACTGACTTGTTACCTACAAAAAACTCTCCTGTCTCAGGGTCTGTGCCACAAACTATAGCAGGAGCACCGTCCCACTTAACTGTGACCTTCATGTTACTACCACCCTTACCTGTGGTCAACATGTCTCGTAGACCTACAAGAAAATTAATGCTATTAGTAGCACCATTATAACCAGAGTTAAATATGTCATCTTCTAAATGCTCTAGGTGGGTATTCTTTGCCATGACTATATTATACTATACTGTAGGGCGAGTGGGTAGGTTAGTGGACACTTATTTAACTGGTTACAAGAAGGACGCATCTACGTCTAGATTCATAGGACTTGGTCTGAGTCTACTAATCTTAAGTGCCATCAAGAATGACCATCGACCTTTAGATGCTGAGTTAGTTTTGATACGAATTCTGATGCTGCTGTCAGCACAAGACTCAGAGAAGCGAGGGCATCCATATTTCTCAGGGTCTTTACCCATATAATATAGACCCTTTCCCTTTACCTGTATGTAATACGTATCCTTTGAGTTATAATATTTCTCAACCTCACGAGCAGGTCCTAAACCTTGTCCTAAAAATTTGTCTGGGAATCTTTTTAAATCTAGTTTCCTAGACTTATCTCTCTCCTTGAAAGTTGCGTTTGGTGGAAGGACAAACTTAGCAGGCATATTCTTCTGAGGTTTCCAATGGTCATTTGCTTGTCTGATAATGCCATAGGACTCAGCAATACCTATCATGGTCTGTGCTGCTTCTTTCTTTGCTGTTGATTTAGTCTTGTCAATATAAAACTCTTTACGAGTGGTATCGAAATCAAAATTCATCTGAGCAAAGTCAGCAGATAATTTTTCTTTCAATTCAAACTTTACTATGTTAGCTCCCTTTGTTAACTCAAGGTCAGCCTTAGAAGAGTCAGCACCCGCAGGGTCAGACACAGTAAATCCTTGATTCCTTAGAGATTTAATGAGACTACTCTCGTATAAGAATCCTGCGTTGCTTTTACCAATAGGTATTGCACCTACACCTTCTCCATCAAAGAGGGGCTCAGTGTCTTGTTTTCTTGCCATGCAAGTATTTAGTCTGTCTTTATCGCTATATTTCCTGATATAGAAATCCTTTCATCATCACAATTATAAAATGGATATACACCATGCATTAATTTAGATGGGAAGAATAATATAGTGCCGTTTGATTCTTTACTTAGTTGATACTTATATGTTGTTATCTCTCCTAGTATGTTGGGATACATAAACTCAAAATTAGATGCAGAGCCACCATCATTTGCTTCGGTAGTTGCATACTGC